GATGGGCCTGTGGTGGACTAGCGAGGGCTGATTAGCGGCTTAGAAGGGGCGGAACCGCGCTGCGTATTCCTCGCAGACATCGAACCAGGCTTGGAGGCACTCGTCAGCGGTATGGGTTTGGATGACGAGGCTGCCTGGGCGTGACCAGAGCGTGAGGCAGCGGGAGATGAGGAGCCTGTAGTGGTCACCGATCATTTCAACGCCGGCGCCGAGTTGTGGGCGGGTGTCGTAGGGGGTGGAGCGTTCGGAGCTTTGGGTTTTGAGATCGGCGATGCCGTAGGTGTTATCGGTAAAGCGGATGACGAGATCAGCAGTGCCGGCGACGTTGCGGCGCAGGCTGTAGGCCATGACTTCAGCGCCGATCACGCTGATGCGTTCCCAGAGCTCGTCGGTGAGTAGGGGTTCGATCCAGGCGGTGTAGTCACCATGGGGCGCTGGAGAGAGTTTGGGCGGTGGGTTGGGGTTGAAGCGCTGGTGTGCCATCACCTCCAGGGCTTTGTGGATGGTGTTGCCCCGTGGCTCCCAGATGTGCCGGCTGGCCATGATCGCTGCCATCTGGGCCTCCGTCTTGGTGACCGCTGAGATCAGGCTGGTGACGCTGACCGGGAACTGGTGGCCATTGGTGAGGGAGTATGTCCACGTCTGACTGTCCCTTGTTAGCCCTAGTGGCTGCAGCCAGGTCGAAGTCGCGGGGGTTGATGGGTTGTACGGCTTCGCCTGTGTTGGGGGATCGGAGCGGGTTGACATAGGGCTTGGGTGGTTCGTAGGTAGGGGAAAAGTATGCGGAGCGACGGGCTTCGATCAGGTTGCGTTCGTAATCGGGGCTGGGGTAGTCAAGGTGTTCAAGCGTCCAATGACCGGCATTGATGCCGCGTTGGAGAAGGGCTTGGACAGCGGAGAGATCAAAGGCTCGCTTCATTGCAGCAGTGCCTCCGCGAGTGCAATGCGCTGCTCGTTGGTCAAGTGCTTGCGCAGGTTGTCCGCCACCTTGCCAATGTCATTCACAAGGCGAACGGTGGGCACGGGCTTGATGATGCCGGCCTCAATGGCAGCGGAACGCACCGAGTTAAAACGCTTGCCCGGACCGATCTCGGCCAGTAGGTCATCCCGCTCAGCTTTCTTTAGGCGGGCCGCTAGATAACCGGCGCTTGTTCCACCATCACCCTGACTTCTAGCTGTGATATTATCACGGCTAGATCTATTTAGGGTATGACGGTTGTCACCAGCCGTCGCAAAAACTGCCTCCTCTAGGGTCAGCATCCGATTGGCGTGCATCCCCGCTTTTTCACAGTTGCTAGACAGGTAATCAGCAACCTTCAGCGGCACGGCTTGATCCGGCTGCTCTCGTACAAGCCAGCCAACAACGCGGCTCACCAGATCAGGATCAAGCTCCAGTTCCTCGCGTAGGAAGTCTTCTGCACTGCTGTGCCCTCGCCTCGGAGCCATCAGCAACGCATCCTCAGCAACCTGCCTGAGCAACCGGCAGTCAAACGGCAGCTGTGATCGGACCCAATGACGCCGGACGATCAGCAGATCTTCCCAACGGTCTTCTGGCAGTGATGCAGCTGGATCCTCCGGACGTGGAAGCCCCTTATTGATGTTCACAGAAGCCATTGCGGCACATCCCCGGCAATGAGCTGTTGATCCAGTCGCTGCAACCACTGGTAGTGCAAACGCAGCAAGCTCACGTCTTGATCCACACCACCCAGCTCGCGTTTCTTACGGCTGTTAATGCGCTTCTTAAGCTCACCAGCAATCGATGCTGGCAACCGCCCCTTGCTTCCATAGATCGTCTTTATTGCCCGGCTAGTCACAAGGCCAGTAGCACCGCCGACCTTCTCTTTCCACTGCTCAACAATGGAACGATCATTGAACTGCTCCAGCTCTTTGCGTTTCATGTTGATGTAGGCCTTTTCAGCCGACTGCATGAATGTCTCATCATTCAGCAGGTCTTCAGTCCAGCCACCAACGCTGAGCATTGCCTTGGCCATGACTTCCACCTCTCCTCTGATGATGCGGATGCACTGCATGTCGTAGATCCGGATTTGCGGCTCTTCTGGCAGCTCGCCGAGTTCAGTTGAAACCGTTTGGTCGGATTGCTCTTTGTCATCAACCTCGTTGATGGTGTTGCAGTCAAAGCTGTATTCAATGGCAGGCCCAACAAACTCGTGGAAATCACTGGAGGAATCGACGTGAATAACCCCTTTTACACCCTCTAGGAATCGCGCTGCTCTACCGTTCTCCTGGCGATTGCTGTTGTTTAGCGAAGCCTTGTTGAGATGCACAACGTCCGAAACGTAAACGGTGTCCAGGCCTTCACCCGCCATGCCGACATGGACCAGGATGTCCAACTCAATGTCTTCAGAGCGCCGTTTGCCATCCACCTTTTCTGGGCAGAACTTCTTAAGCACAGATCGATTTTCGTTGTCTGATCGGCCGTTGTCACCAGTTCCAACCCAATCGACCGTAAGTTGATCTGGATAAAGCGAATCAATATGGGCCTTGATCTGAGCGCAAACCAGTTGAGCATGAGAGCAGCACATAGCACCAAACAACACCTGAAGGCGGTGTCCGGTTTCAAGCCGGTGGAGCATCATGCGCTCAATCGGCGCTTCAACCATGGGGCTGATATATTTCGGTGACCAGCGCATCTCTCGAAAGATCTTCTCCACCTTGTCGGGAGATTCGCTGCCAGCTTTATTGGTGATGTCGGTGATGGTGTAGCTCGTAACCTCACCGTTCTCCTCAAGAGCATCAACCCTGTACTCATAAGAGTGACAGGACAGCGGCTTGACAGCACCCTCTCCTACAGCCTGTTTGTAGGTCACCGGAACATCTGGTGCGCCAAAAGCTGAATCGTCGTCTGGCCTGAATGGTGTGGCCGACATGGCCAAGAGAAATTGGCGAGGCAAAGCCAGCACCGATCTACCCCAAGTGCGATCCAGCCCGTAGTGATGACATTCGTCAACGCAGACCATCCAGAGGCCTGTACCCATCAGCTCTTCAACGATTGAGCTGACCCGCAGGCTGCTCAAAGCCTGAATCGTGCAAGCGAATATCTGGTGCGTACCGTTACGGTGCTGTCTGATCGTTTGAACAGGTCCCGCAAAGGAAATATCGCAGACGTGCTGAGGTCCGGTCACCCCAGCATCAAGCATGTCGCCAGCGCCATCTCTGACGAACTGATCAAGCTGGCCAGCGCTTGGCACGAGGTAAAGCAGCCGATTGACACGGCCTTGCTGTTGCAGAGCGGCATAGATCGCGGCAGCCGTGTAGGTCTTGCCGTAGCCAGTAGGCAGTTGAGCGATTAACTGCGTTCTGCTGGGCTGCTGCGCCGCTTCAATGGCGAGAGCTTGACCTGGCCTCGGGTCTTTCTTGAATGACAAGGGGGACATAGTGCCTGAAGGTTTTGCAGGGTCGTTTCACCCCCCTCCGAAAACGGCACCAGATGGTCACACTCAAAGCATTCCGGTAGGTCGCATCCGCAGATAGCGCACCGAAAATCCTGAAGAATCGCTAGCAGTGTCCGCTGGGTGCGGGTGGCTAGTCGTCGCATGTGCTCAGTGGCACCGCCTCGGTGGGCGGGTATCAAAGATTAGCGCTAGCTCTCGTTAGCCACAAGGGATTGCCAAACCGCTACTGGTCGGCGGTTGGCTGATGGTCGTGTGGTGGGCACCACGCGGTCGGTTTTAACGATCAGGTTGTCCATGGCCGCAGCGCGCATCACGGCACCCATAGCGCGGTGCTCACGGGTGGTGAAACCAAGGGCTTCAAGCTCAGCCCAAACGGAATCGGCTGTGAACTCACGGTTGGTTTCAGCCAGGTGGCGCACGATGGCGGTGGCGGCTGCTTTCCAGTTGGTATTGGCGTGATCCCATGCGCGCGCCATGCCGTCTGCTTTAGCCGCTTCGCCTTGAAGCACAAGGGATAACTGGGTCACCAGCGCACCTCCTGCAGCAGCGGGTTGGTTACAGCAGGCTCTGGTGGTAGCACCATCTGGCCTGGTACCGGCTGTGGATTGAAGCGATCCGGGTTAGCCATGCGCTCTGGGAGATCTGCTTTCAGACCCCAGCTGACGTTGGCCCTGCCGTTCTCGTTGCGAAACACGTAGTTCAGCAGCTGCATCGGCAGTGGCAGGTCTTCCAGTGGATCGGGATCCAGCAGGCGCTGCGCAGCCGCATACATCCAGATCTCAGGGGTGAGGTCTTCCTTGGCCTTGGCCGGGAAGGTGGCCCACATCAAGGCATAGGTGGCTTCACCCATGCGCTTGCCACGCGGCAGCGCTTCACTCAAGGCGCCCATGGTGGCGGAGAAATGCTCAAGCGACAGCACGGCCTTCCTCCATGGCGCGTTGCTTGCGGATGAACGAGGCAACGGTCTGTTCCATGTGGGTCATGGGTGCGCCGCTTGGTGAAAGCTGCTGTGTGGTGCGTGCCGGCGTAAAGCGCTCCAGGTTGGCCAGCGTGATGCCCTTCCACTTGCCGTTGATCGCAAGCTCGATCTGCTGACGCAGCACAGCGTCTCCATGCAGGTCTTGGATCTTGGTCAGCTCTGTGAGCAGCAACGACCACGCACGGTCACCTTTGCTGCCTCCCTTGATGCGCCAAAAATCACGGATCAGATCGTCATGCGCGAGCAGGTTGCCCGGAATCTGCTTTGGGTCCTTCCTAGGGGTTCCCTCAGACTCCCTCCCGACACCATCCCCCATCCCAGTGGGGGGAAGGTCAGAACAGAAAACGTTCTCAGGAGGAGAGAGGTGACCCTCTGCCGAGCTTTGCTCCGGCTGAGGTTGAGAGCCTGTCTCCGTTGTCAGGTGACCTGTGTTTCCCGCACCGACACGGTACGCGGGTAGCTTACTCGCCGTGTCAATAGCACTAGCTAGGAGAAGGCAGATAAAGCCCTTCCTGTCTAGGAAGTTGGGCTTTGCGGCATCAATCCTGTCGAGCAGGTCCGCCGGAATCGTGAAATTGAGCTGTGGCACAAGCGGTAGCGCTGCGGTAGTGCTGAGCCCACCAGCGGTAGTGCTGCGGTAGCGCTCAGCTAGGCGTGAGATTAGCCAGCGCTAGCCAGCGTGGCAAGAGCTATCCGCCCTAGCCACCTAGTCCCTTGCGACCCGCTGCAGGACTGCTGCATCTGCGCATGAAAAAGGCCCCTTGCGGGGCCCTGCATCAACCCTTACCGGGCCATCGTTTCTGGATCGGCGGTGGGCCGCCGTTCATCGCATTCAGCGCCACCTCCAACAGGTGTGCAGCGAGATTGCTAGTGGATCGGCCTTGCTCGTCGCTCAAGCTGTGGAGGTTCTCAGCTACGGAGTGAGAGACGGTGATCGTGATGCGCTTGGGGGCGCGGCTCACGAAGCGTAGGGATGCGGTCATGGCTTCGGATTGGGTAGTCGCTAGCAATCGGGAAGAGCTAGCGATGGTCAAACAATAGACTGCGCTAGCGGGAATCAATCAAGCTGCTGCGGATCTGCTGCGCGTCACAACGCAAAAAAGCCCTAGGGCGTTACTCCCTAGGGCCAGTGGTAATCCGGTTAGCGCTGCGGATCAGATCAGCTCGCGGGCATCCTCCAGCGCCGCAAACGCCTGATCCAGATGCCAGCGGAAGCGCGTCAAGGGCTCTTCCAGTGCCGCCGGCAGGTCGTAAAAGCTCCGGGCGTCTTGCAGGCACATGCAGGCCTCGCGCAGGCCGGCCCCAAGGTTTTCATGGGCTTGGCCTTGGCTGCTGAGTAGCTCCAGCAGGGTGCTGTAGCTAATCGGCTGAGCGGTCGGGTCTGAGATTGCAGTGGTCATGCGGCTTCTCGGCTGTGGTTTCAGGCCAAGCAGCTCTGGCGCGACTAGGCCTGTAGCCACAGAATAGCCTGGAGCGAATTGAACAATGACAACGGCGATTTACGCCCGCGTCAGCACGGAAAGCGACGACCAAGCCCACGCCCTAGAGCAACAGCTCAGCCGCCTGCGTGAGCACGCCGCCCAGCTCGGTGAGCCGGTGGTTGAGTTTGTTGATGTGGCCTCTGGCACCCGTGACGACCGGCCTGAGTTGAAGCGGTTGCTGGAGTGCTGCGAGCAAGGGCTGCTGACCACGGTGCTCTGCACGCGCATGGACCGCATGAGCCGCTCCACGGTGCATGGCGGCAAACTGCTGCGCCTGTTCAACCAAGAGAGCTGGCCAAACCTGATCTGCCTGGATCAGTCCATTGATCTGTCCACGGCGATGGGGCGCTTCTACGCCAATTTGCTCATGGGCATGGCGCAGATGGAATCGGAGCTGATCGGCGAGCGGGTGCATCACGGGCAGCTGTATGCCCGGAAGCAACTGAAGCCGCAGGCTGGTAAACCGCCGTTTGGCTATCGCTACACCGAGGGGAAGCTCAACTACGAACTGGACCCCGAGACGGCGCCGATTGGCCGGCAGATCGTGACTCGCTTTTTACAGAGCGCGAGCCTGCGGGATGCCTTTGACTATCAGTACAAGGAATGCGGCCAAGCGTTTAGAAGCTTGGAAGGGCTGCGGCGTTGGCTGCTGAATCCAGCGATTGCTGGCAGCCGCGTGTATGGAACTTTCCGCTGGAAGCTCGACGCTGATGGCAACAAAAGCCGCCTACTGAACAAGCCAGGACAGGTGGAAGAGATTCACCCGCACGCGCATCCGGGACTGATCAGCCACGAGGAGCAGGTGGAGATCCAGCAGGTGATGCAGTCGTTACGGGTGCGTTCCCTGGCACCGATTCGCACGCGGCGCAGCCGTGTGCTGACAGGGCTGGTGTACTGCGGACATTGCCAAGGCTTGATGCACTACCACGAGCCGCGCAAGGCAGGGGCGACCTATCTGCGGTGCACGCATGAGGTCTGCCCGGTTCGGCCGCATAAGGGGATCAATGAACAGACAGTGCTTGATGCCGTACTGAAACGCTTGTGGGAGAAGCGGGAGGTGCTGGCCTACGGCAGCGTGGTGGATGAACTGCGGCTGAAGCAACAGCTCAGCCCGGAGATCAAGCAGCTGCAGGGTCAGATCAGTGACCTGCGCTTGCTGGACGACGCGGACCTGGCGGAGGTGATTGGGCGCAAGGAGGAGCGCCTGAGCACGCTGCTGCAGGAGTGCGTCAGTGATGGCGGCAGCCGGTTCACGTTGGCGGATGCGTTGAACGCGCTGGATCAGCCAACGGTGTGGACAGAGATGACTAAGACGCCAGAGCAAACGCGGCGACTGGTATCGCAGTGGGTAGAGCGCGTGGTGGTGAGCGATGGAGCAGTTACAGAGGTGCGACTTAGGGCCGGGGAGAGGGCTGCCCATCCCTAGGGTTAGGCTATTCGCTAGCGAAGGCTCTCTTTTGGATCACGACCGCTACAGCCATCCGCCGCTAGCTGCCCGGCAGCGCTTTGGTCGCACACTCACGGCCTGGTGCAATCGCAACGGCTGGATCCACAGCACGCTGCATGAGTGGGGTGAGCAGGCTGGTTTTCCTGCTGTGCGGGATTCCAGCTTCAACAAGCTGCAAAACGCCAAGACCGAACAGCCGCAGCCGCTGACCTTCATCCAGTTGGCGCTGGCCAATGCGCGGGTGGCCGAGGGCGACTACAGCGGCGTGACGGACCGCCGCCTGAAGGATCGCCTCAAGGAGTCGCAGCCGATCACCGATGCCAATGGTGTGCCATGGCGGGCGACGGATTTTTTTTCACACTTCATCGGCGAACTGGAGGCGCCGGAGTGGCTGCAGCAACCAGAGCCGTTGACTCAGGATGCCGCGAAAGCATTAAGCGCTGAGCACCAAGCAAGGTTTGAGGCGCTTGCGAAGGCCAAAGGGCTCACGCCAGCGGTGGCCTGGAAGCAGTTAGAGCAGCAGTGCCAAAGCCTGAGCAACAGCCAGCGGGATCTGCTGCGCAATGTGCTGAGCGGCTGGCATGAATGGACGCCGAGCGAATGGGAGTCGTTTTGCCTGAACGGCTCCGACCCAGTAGACGAGGCGCTAGCGGCGTGGGGAGAAGCCATTGACGACTAGCGTTGGCTAGCCTAGTGTGCAAGGGTGCCGCAGCGACGCGGCATCCGATAACCCCGCATCCATGACTGATTTCCCGCAACTTGGTGGGGTCATCACGCCTGATGACATCTCCACCAAGGGCAGCGGCTCCTATGCCGCGGACTATGTGAACTGGGCCAAGATCGCCCACCTGCTTCACGTCCATGCACCGGGCTGGCAGTTCACGCTCAGCAGCGCACCTGATGGCGGCCACGTCTGGCGTGCCCCAGATGGCACTGGTTATGTCGTTGGTTACTTCGCCAATGGCGAGCAGGTGACGCCTGATTTCCCTCAGGCCTGCATGGACAACCGCAACAACCCGATTCCGTTTGAACGGATCACAGCGCGCACGCTGACCGACACACACCGCCGCTGCCTCTGCACCGCTGCAGCCTTTGCCTTTGGCTTGGGCTATGAGCTGTGGGCGCGAGTCGAGGTGGAGAACCCGATGCGCGACGACAACGCTCAACCCGAAGCGACTAGCGCTAGCAAGCCACCGGCGACGAAAGCAGCTACCGCTCAAAAAGCACCGAGTTCGCCCAACCCGGAAAAGCTCAGTGCCGCTGAGGTGCAAGAGCTAGTGCAGGCTGTGCTCAAGGTGAGCGACGAGCGCCGCAGTCAGATCGTGCTGGCGTTTCAAGAACGCTTCAGTCTGCCGCCGGACAAGAAGGCCGCTGACTACATCAAGACCGCGGCGCACCGCGACTTCCTGATGGAGCAGCTTCATGCCGTTGCCGCCTGATGAGCACATCCGACTTGCTCATGCGCATGTATGCGATGCCATCCGAGCCGTTGAAGCAACAGCAGCGGATGCTTATGCAGAAGCTGCATACAATTCACGGCTTACCTACTTCGGCAACCACTGCGCCAAACGGGCGCTGCTGCAACGGATCCGAGCCGATCTCAACCTCTTACAGCGATCCGTATCTGCACCGGGTTTATTGGCTGCTGAGGAATAACTCAGGTGCCTATCTTGCTGCACTTAGCGGCACTTTGCTGCAGTGGGAATCCTCGGCCAACGCGGTACCGCAACAACTTCGCTTTGTTACCCATCAACGGGTGAAGTCGTACTGGCTTCAGCTAAGAGAACTAACCGCATTAGAGGATGAAGGGTTAGCCATAGAACCCGTTGATTTCTATGCCCACCGACAAACCCCGTATTTATGGTGTGCCTTAAATGAGTAGTGCAAAACGCCGTGTAGCTGAGGCCATCATTGATGGTTTGCAGCAAGAGGAGCAGCTAGCCAGCGCTAGTACTCCAAGGCGCCGGTATGGGCGCAGCACAAGAAGCGTGGCGGTTTGCGCGCATTTATGGCCTGACGTGATGGAGCTGGTTCGTCAACACGCCAACCAGCATCAACTCACCCCAAGCGGTGCCGTGCATGACGCGCTGCGCCGTTACTTCAAACTTCCACCCATTAACTGACTCATGCCTGATTTCGCACCCGACGCCTTCACGCTTTGGTTCAACTGCAACAAAGACCAGAACACACAAGGCGCCTATTGGGCATCGTCCGATGTGCCGGTGGAAGAGATCGAGAAGCTCTACAACTGGGCGGTAACGCAGAACCCTGTCACTAACGACAAAGGGCAGCACTGCGTACAGATCCGAGCAAACCTGCGGCCCAAGGTCAGCAAAGCCGGCAATAACTACCTGCTGCTGGCGGTGAGCGATCAAAAGCCCAAGGCTGAATCAACCAATTCGATGCCGTTCTGATGAATCCCGACTGCAACCCGATTGAGCAGCAAGCCGTGCAAGACCGGCTAGAGGCTGCCTACATCGCCAGCGGCCGCGCTGACAAAAGTCATCCCATGCACAGCCTTTACACAGGACTTCTCACTCAGACCGATGACGACAACACACAAGACGCTTGAGGATCTCCTCGCTGAGTGGTGGCGTGATAGCTACCCGCACGCCCAGCCGATCAACAATCAGACCGCTGCACTGATTGTCGCTTTTGCCGCTTGGGTACTGGCCAAGAAAGCACGGGAGGCGAACAATGATCAAGGCTGATCATTGGATTCGCCAGCGTGCTGAAGCCGGCATGATCCAGCCGTTTGAATCGACCCTGATCCGTCAGCTCGGCAGCCAGAAGGTGCTCAGCTACGGCTGCGGCTCCTACGGGTACGACATCCGCCTAAGCCCAGCTGATTTCCGTGTGTTTCAGCATGTGCCTGGAACGATCATGGACCCGAAGGCGTTTAACCCTGACAACCTGCGCAATGTCGAATTGCAAGGCGATTCAAGGGGTAGGTACTTTGTCCTGCCTGCCCATAGCTACGGCTTAGGTGTGGCCCTAGAAAACCTGTGCGTACCTGAAAACGTCACGGTGATCTGCTTGGGCAAGTCGACCTATGCCCGGATGGGCGTGATTGCCAACATGACCCCTGCAGAAGCTGGCTGGCGCGGGCATCTCACCCTGGAGTTTTCGAACTCCTCAGGTGCTGACTGCCGCATCTACGCCAATGAGGGAATTTGTCAGCTGCTCTTCTTTGAAGGCGACAAATGTGATATCACATATGAGAAACGGTCTGGCAAATACCAAGACCAAGACCATGGCGTAACGCTCGCCACGGTCTAATCAAAAGGGTGGCCGGTGGCTGGTCCTCACGCGGTGTCAGCCTCACCGCAGCCGGCCAGCTACGGACGCCCCGAGCCTTGATAAAGGTCGAGGCTCACAACATAGCCATTTTTTCTCCCTTCTGCTAATGGCTCAACCTGTTACTTCCGTCGACTGGATCCTCAAGCAGTCGCATCGCTATCCACTACTGACAGCTGAAGAGGAAATCATCCTGGCGCGTCATGTACAGAGCTGGTTAGCGCTTGGCGAGCTGGAGTCACCAGATAAACAGCAAAAAGCGACGATCGCTAGAGGACGGCGGGCGCGTGATCGCTTCTTCATGTCAAACATCCGTCTGGCCGTCAAAGTCGCTGGTAAGTATCACAAGTACGCTGGCACACTCAACCTTGAGGATCTGATCCAAGAGGGCTTGATTGGCCTTGACTCGGCGATTGCTAAATTCGATCCCGAGCTTGGCTACAAGTTTTCTACGTATAGCTATTGGTGGATCCGCCAAGGCATCACCCGCGCGATCAATCGTTATAGCCGCATTATCCACCTGCCGATGCAGGCGAATGACGCGATCCGCAAGGCAATGGACTATATGCAGCAACAGATGCGCGCCACTGGCAAAATGCCGTCGCTGAACGAGACAGCAGACTACTGCAAGGTCTCAGCGACTTATTTATCCCACTATTTGAACCATAGCGTCAATCTGGTCAGTCTCGATGAGCGGATGGCAAGTGAGCGTGGTAGCGAATACATGGATATCGTTGCTGACCCCAGCAGTATTCAGCAAGAAACAGAGGATTTCGTGCAGTTCGCTGACCAGTTGCATGATGCAGTTGAGCAGCTCAATCCTGTACACCAGAAAGTAATCAAGGAGCGTTACTTCAACAACAAGAAGTTGCCAACGACGTACCGCTGCCTGGCTAGTGATTTAGACATGACGCGGCAGTCGGTGCAGCAGCAGCACAACCGCGCCTTGATGAATCTGCGCGTCAAGCTGGCAGGCGCTGAAAAGCAGGTCGCTGCAAAGCCGCCATTGAAGCACTGTGAGATGCATCAACTGCGGCTAGAACTTACTGATCCTGCAACGCTTCCCGACACTCCAACTCAGCAATGCGCCGCGTAGCACCACGGATGATCAGACTCTGGTGAATGGTGAGCTGCCACAGCCTTAGGGCATGGGCCATCACTTGATCAGGCGTGCTATTGGCCAACGCACGTCTGCCGCGTTCGAGCTCTAGATGGTGCTCTAATCCCATCTGCGGGGACATCCAATCACCCCAGGCCATAATGAAATGGGACATGCTCACTACAGCTTGCCGTTCGTGGAGCCAACTGTCGAACGGCTACTGACAGAGCAGGGCATGATATGGCGTGTTTGTGGCTTGGGGTATTGCATTGAG